GTGTGGTGCACTCAACAGGAATTGATGACCTATCTTTTCATAAACATTCATAAATTTTAAAACCTAGATAAAATCATTAGTTTATAATCATAAAAACTCAATAAACTTTCAAAAATTTTCATAAAATTAAAAATTGTAGCAGAAATTGTAGCAGAAAAATTTAAAAAGGGGTTGATGTAAAAACCCCTCATTTTATGTGTATTTATAATCTATTCAATTTACTCATAACCTCTAATTTTTCATCACCTATAACGTGTGTGTATATATCCATTGTTGTAGCAATGTTACTATGTCCCATCAGCACCTGCACTGTTTTAATTTTTGTATTTAACTCAAATAATCTAGTTGCATAACTATGCCTAATGCTATGAAAACTCCTATGTGGAATATTTAGTTGTTTGCATAAACTTATCATTCTACGTTGTGGACGTTTTCGTTCAATTGGTTTACCCTCATCGCTAAATATCAAATCATATTGTTTTGGTATACCCTCTAAAATAGCCAATGCTTTATCGGGTAATGGTATATCTCTTTTACTATTCTTAGTTTTTAAATCTCTAAATTCATAAGTCAGTTTATTTTTTCCAATATCTAAAACTTTAACACGTTTACCATATTGACGCTCTACACGTAACATTATACCTGTTATATCAGTCCACTTTAAAGCTAAAACCTCACCTAACCTTAAACCAGTAAAGAATGTGAAATAAATCAAACAGTCAACTATATCTTTTTTATTTAAAGTCTTTAATATTAAACTTTGTTCTTGTTTACTAAAGACATTATATTTTTCTTTTTTATTTTCTTTTTGCAATGTAACACCAACACAAATATCTTTTGTCATAATCCCTTGCATAATAGCAAATAAGATACATTTGTGAATATGAATATATGTTCTTTTGATTGCAGTTGCTGAGTATTTTTCTTGCAATTCATTAAAATAACCTTGTAAATCAGTTAGTTTTAATTGATTGGCTCTTTTATTTGCTATGTTATAAGGTAGTATTCTTAATTTGTAAGTGCTTACATAGACACTAAAGGTATTATCGCTCACATCGACTTTTTTAAAATTAAATATCCATTCTTTATATAAATCACCAAAAGTTATATTTGAATTTGATAAAAGATTATTTTTAGCCTCATATTTAACTCTATTCATTTTATCCAATACAATTGATTTTTTATAACTACCAAAACTCTTTTTAATTTGTTTACCTGAACTATCAAAACCAATCGTCACGGAAGCCTTATAGTAAGGTTTACCATTTAATGTGGTTGTAACTATGCTACCCTCTCCATTAGATTTCTTTTTTTGCATCTAATTCACCTTTATAATATTTTTCTATTTTGAAATTGATGTAATCAACAATATCATTTATTATAATCTCAGCCTCATCATCATATAGCCATACCTTATCTTTACTGTTTTCATTTTTATAACCTATTATTTTTTCCATGTATCCGAATATTTGATTGTATATCCATTGGGTAGTGCATTCCTCATTATCAACCATAGGTTCTAAATCATTTGTAAAAGTATAACCTCTATAAATCTTACCGACATCGAAATGTAATTTTTGATTAAATAAATTTAAATCATTTTCATTTATGGTATTGCTTTCCTTTAATTCTTTAATTAAATCGCTAATTTGCAATTCTAGGTCAAATAATTTTATTCCCAACATATGAACAGTCATAAAAAATACAGCAAACGGAATTTTAATAATACCTGTTTCATATTTTCTAATTGATACCTCAGATTTATCTATTTGTGCAGCCAATTCTCTTTGTGTCAATCCGTAACTTGTTCTAAGTTTTCTAATCAATAATCCTAAAAAATCATTATAATTCATGATAAAACCCCCATTTTTTTAATATATAGTTTATAATAACAAATTTTATGGTAATAGTAAAATATATTTATAATATAGTAAATATAAATTAGATAAATATGATAAACTACTAAGCGATAAATATTAACATAAAAAACGATAAAATACACTTGACAAATGATAAAAAATCACTATAATATAATCAAATACATAGATAAATTTTGACAATAAAATAGTAAGTTTTTGACGGAGGTAATTAAAATGCACTATAGATTATTAATAAAATATTGGAATAAAAAGGAATTACAAGGGTTAAAGTTAAAACGAGCGGTAGAGATTATAAAACAACTAGAATTATGGGAGGAAAAATGAAAATAAGAGAAAATTATGCTGAGGCAACAATAAACGATAGAGTAAAAAACATAATGGAGGTATTAAAGAAATGGCTAACAATCAAAAAATAAAGATAAAAATGCTGGAAAACAACATAAACAATTATACGGAATTAGCAGAAAAACTAAATACTAATAGACAAAATGTTTATAACAAATTAAAAAACAGAACGAAGTGGAATTACAATGATATTCAAAAATTAATAGTTTTGTTAAATCTAACACCTGATGATGTTTTTGAGATATTTTTTAAAGGATAAAATATGAAAGTATATGCTGGAGTATATAAAGAAGTAAATTATTTGATAGGTGAGAATTTTGTAGGTTATATAGAAATACCAAAAAATCATAATTGGTATATGCAACCGATAAATAATTATTTAATAGAAACTAAAAACTATTTAGATACACCTATCATTTACAAAGATAAACACTATATAACATTTCAAATGTTAAATCCTGCTAATGATAATTTAGATGACGTTTTGGTTGAATGTAAAAACATTATAGAACAACTATGGAGGTAGAAACAGACGATATATTTACTCTTAACTATGCTGAGAAAATGACCTTAGTCGGAGATGATGAGGGTAATTGGGAGGCTATAATTGTACCTCAGAATCAATATGATAACAACCCTATTTATATTGAAAATGAATGTATGAATTTGATAACTAATTTAACAGATGACTGGATTTATGATGACTGGGATTATGACGATGATTATGATGATTGGTTTGATGATAACTATGATGAGGAGGACGACTATGAATAAGATAATGTTGACAGTGAAAGAAGCTAGTGCAATAACGAATATAGGGGTCGCAAGACTTAAAATGTTAATGAACGAGTATCCTGACTTTCCATATTTAAAAATTGGTGTTAAATACTTAATAATTGCAGATAAATTAGTTGAATGGTTAAACAATCATAGAGGAGAAGTGTTTTAAAATGCTGGAGAAAAAAGTTGAGAATAAGATAAAAAAATGGTTAAAAGATAAAGGATATTGGTATTTCAAGGTACACGGTAGCATTTATCAACCTAGCGGTATCCCTGATATTTTAGCTTGTATTAATGGAAAATTCGTAGCAATAGAAGTGAAGAGGAGTGAGGGGGGTATAATATCCCCTTTACAAAAAGCACAAATTGAAATGATAAAGAAAAATGGTGGAATAGCTGGTGTGGCAAATAGTATGGAGGAGTTTTTAGAAATACTGAAAGAGGGTAAATTGCTATGAAATTATATAAATATCAACAAGAGTTATTAGATAAATCATTAAAAAATTACATATACCATTTAGATACTGGAACAGGTAAGACTATCATTAGTATCAATCATTATTGGAAACACGCACAAGGTAAGAAATTATTGATAGTTGCACCTGCTCAAAAAGTACGTGAGGGTGGTTGGGATAGAGAAATTAATAGGTTTGGAAATAAAATTGATTATAAAGTTATTAGTTACAATAAATTAAAAGATGTTAATGATGTGGACGATACGTATATTATCTTTGACGAATGTCATTATATTAAAAACTATAAAAAGACACAAAGAAGTAAACAAGCATTAAAATTATGCAAACAAGCATTTGGTTATTGTTTATTATCAGCAACACCTGCCTCTAATGGGTATCAGGATTTAGGTAATTATATGGCTATCTTTGGTTTTTATGATACAGGATATAAATATGAAAAAGCAAATGCGATAAAACGTTGGACTAATTATGGTTATCAGGAAATTATCGGTTGGAACAACACAGAATACATTGATAAATGCTGGAAAGCCATATCTAGTAAAGCACTAATGAAAAAGGATTGTGTAGATTTACCACCTTTAACTTTTGAAGAAAAATATTTTGACGCAGGAAAAGAGTATATTACTATCAAAAAAGACAGATATTACAATGGAATTTTATATGATAACACAAGTAAAGTTATAGCTGGTCTTAGACAGAGTGCAGGATTAAAAGATAAATTAGAATACCTAAAAGAATTTAGAGCGAATACAGACTCAAACATATTAATTTTCTATAACTTTAACAGAGAAGCAAAAGAGATTAAAAAGATAATTACTATTGATTATGAGGTTAGTGGTGGAGTATCTAAAATACCTAACTTTGACGAATATGATACCTTAAAAGGTAAGACAACATTGGTACAGATACAAGCTGGAGGAGCAGGTATAGAGTTACAGTATAACAGTGAAGTTATCTTTTTTAGTCCTAGTTGGTCTTATCAGGATTATGAGCAGGCGTTAGGTAGAGCATACAGAATAGGACAAAAGAACAAAGTAACAGTTTATAAGTACATAGGAAACAGAACAATAGAAGAACGTGTATATGCAAGACTAGATGAGAAAAAAGATTTTGCTGAGAAACTACTAACTGATGAAGACTTAGGAGGTAATTTTGATGATCAATAATAATGTTAGTGAGAACATAACGAAAAATCGTAACAAATATATAGGTGGTAGCGATGTACCTGCTCTATTTAACGTGAGTGAGTACAAAAGTTATTTTGAGTTAGCAAAAGAAAAAGCAGGTTATTTAAGAGGTACATATAAAGGTAGTCAATATACAAGGTATGGTCAATTGTTAGAGCCATACATTAGAGACTATATAAATGCAATCTATAATTTAAAATTTAGAGAAAATACCGCAATAGACGAAATATTAGGATTGAGAAGTAATTGCGATGGGTTAGATAAAGAGGCTGGATTATTGCTAGAGATTAAGACTAATGGTGGAAATAGAAAAGATGTCTTTGATTATATCTTACAAATGCACTTGTATATGTATCAATTCAACGTCAATAAAGGTTATTTAGTCCAATACAAAAGACCTGATGATTTTTATAAAGGGTATGATTTTGAGATACACAACACAGATGATTACTTTAATCTAGATTTTGATGAGACAAGAATTACAGTTACAGAAGTTGAAAAAGATGATAATTTAATAAAGGAAATATTAGATAAAGCCAATATTTTTTGGAATGACGTTGAAAGATTAAAGAAAAATCCTGAGATGACTGAGGCTGAGTTTTACTTTAAGAATGAAGTAACAGAGTACAGAAATACAGTAACAAAACTGAGTAAATTAGAAAATGAATTACAAAAATTAAAAACAATAGAAAATGAGGCTAAAAAACAGAGAGAGATTTTGTATGATTTAATGCAAAAGTATAATGTAAAGTCGATGGAAACAGAACATTTACAAATAACAAAAGTAAATCCTACACAAGCAGTAACAATAGATAGTAGTAAATTAAAAGAAGAACAACCAGCATTAGCTGATTTATATAGTAAGGTAAGTAATAAAAAAGGGTATATAAGAATAAAGTGTAAATAAGGAGGAATTAAGATGAGAGAATTAATGGTAATTGATGAAAGAGTGGTATTTGAAAAGAATTTTAGAGTGTATGGAGATTTTGAAAACCCATTATTTTTAGCAAAAGATGTAGCTGAATGGATAGAATATGATAAAGACAAAGTTGGTCAAATGTTAAATACTATTGATAATGATGAGAAAATGACCTCACCGATATATTATAGTGGTCAGGTTAGAAATATGTGGTTTGTTACAGAAGATGGATTATATGAGATTTTAATGCAAAGTAGAAAACCAATAGCAAAACTATGGAAAAAGAAAGTAAAAGAAATACTAAAAGAAATAAGAAAAACAGGTAGTTATTCAAAACCATTAACACCAGCTGAGCAGTTATTGGCACAAGCTAAATTAATGGTGGATATGGAAAATAGACTAAACATATTAGAAAAAATAATGCTAGACTAGAGAATAACCTAAGAAGAACAATAACGAGTGATTATTTTACTGTAATAGGATATGCTAATTTTAGAGGCATTAATGCAAACGCATATAATAGCAGTGTTATTGGAAGAAAAGCAAGTAAAATTTGTAAAGATTGTGGTTTGGCAATAGGAAAAGTGATTGATAGTAAGTATGGAACAATAAATACATATCCATTGGACGTCTTAGATGAGATTTTTGAATTAATGAATTAATAGGAGGAATAATATGATATTACCAGCAAATGAACAAAAAACAGCAGATGTAACACCAAAAAATATATTGATATGGGGTGAATCTATGTCAGGAAAAACTTACTTAGCTAAACAGTTTGAAAGCCCATTAATCATCAATACAGATGGAAATGCAAGTAAAATAACAACACCTAGTGTATTCATTAAGAATTTTACTGAGTTTAAAGAAGTTATAGAAGAACTTGAAAAAGGTAAACATACCTTTAAAACACTAATAATAGATCTAATTGATGACTTGGAAACAATGGTTATAAATCATATTTGTAGTCTAGCAAAAGTTGAGAGTTTAGCAGATATTGCTTTCGGTAAAGGATTTAATACATTTAATTCTATATGGAAAAACTTAATGATGACTTTAACTCAAATGAATATGAATGTAATCTTTATATCGCATATAGTTGAGAAAATGGATGGACAAACAAGCTATCAAGCACCTGCATTATCTCAAAAATGTTTAAATGCCTGTATGGGTAGATGTGATATTGTAATTAAAACTCAAAAAATCGGTAATAATTATATAAGATTATGCACTAACAAAAGAGAAGCATACAAAGAAGAAGACATAAAAGATAAAAAAGTATTGGAAATATTAAAAACTATAAAAAATGTATTTCAAAAATAAAGGGTGTAAAAGCCCTTTTTTATTATCTTTGGTCAAAATTATCGTAAAAATATTAAAAAAATAGATAAATTTTACTTGAAATTTATATAAATATGATTATAATATAAATAAATAATTTTGAACAAAAAAATAAATACTTTTGACCAAAAATAAAAAACGGAGGTATAAGCTATGAGTTTAGCAGATATTTTTAAAGAATTAGAAACAACAGATTTTACAGAGAAAAAGGATTTTAGTTTAAAAGATGGCGAATATGATGGTGTGATTGAAAAGTTAGAGTTTAAGACAAACGCTAAAGGTACACAGTGGTTTAGTTTTACAGTGAATTTAATAGCAGAAAATAAAAAGTATTTTGCAAATCTATTTATGACTGAGAAGACAGCAAAGTGGAACTTGACTAAATTTAGAAACATTATCAAAAGTTTGACAGGTGAAGCCTTAACCGCAGAGGATTTTATGAATGAGGTTGAATTAGCACAAAGATTAAATAACGACGTCGCTGGTAAAGAAGTAACATTGATACTAGAAACAAACAAGAATGGTTTTCAAAATTTTAAATTTGAGACTGATGAAATGCCATTTTAATTGGGTACGAGGGGTGTAATAGCCCCTCACTTTAAACAAAGGGAGGTATAAAAAATGACAGGGTTTTACGATTTTGAAGTATTTAAGTATGATTGGCTAGCAGTATTTATAAATGAGAAAGATGAACGTTTAATCGTATGGAATGACCCTGCGATTTTAAAGCAAATATTAGAAAAATTTGATTGTATTGTAGGGTTTAACAATTATAACTACGATGATTTGATACTTACAGCGATTATGAACAAATATAACAACTATGAGGTTTGGAAGTTAAGTAACGCAATAGTTACAGGTGGAAATATACCAAGCGATGTAAGAACAACAGCAAGAAAATTACCTACATTAGACGTAAAGCAAGAATTACCACCTAATCTGTCTCTTAAAGAGATTGAGGCTAATCTAGGAATGGATATAGTAGAAACACCTGTTAGCTTTAATTTAGATAGAGAATTGACAGGAGAAGAACTAGAAACAGTAATTAAATATTGTATACACGATGTAGAAACTACAAAAAAAGTATTTAGTTTAAGAAAAGATTACTTTGAGAGTAAATTTGATATTTGTAAAGAGTTTAACTTAGATAAATTAGATATTAAAAAGACAAGAGCAAATTTAGCAAGTAAGGTACTTAAATGTAGTAAAGATAGATTACCTGATGGTGTTTTAGAAAATGCCGATAGATTGAATATAACAATCGTAGATGAGTTAAGAACAGAGAATATACCTAATGAAATTTTGAATTTTTACAAGAATATTAGACAACGTTTTAAAGATGGAGAAAGTTTTGAAAAGTTAGAAAAGGAAAAGCTAGTATACAGTTTATGTGGAGTAGAACATACATTCGCATTTGGAGGTCTACACGGAGCAAGAGAAAACTATATCTATGAGGGTAATATGCTAAATGTGGACGTTGGTAGTTATTACCCAAGTATGATGATAAATTTTGGGTTTATTTCAAGAGCAAGTGAACACCCTGATTTATACAAAAATTTATATGCAACACGTATGGAATATAAAGCAAAAAAAGACAACAAGCAACAGATATATAAGATACTTTTAAATAGTACGTTTGGTGCTTTAAAGTCAGAATTTAATGACCTTTTTGACCCTGTTATGAGTAACAATATATGCGTCAATGGACAATTAATTTTGACAGATTTGATTATGAATTTAAGACCTTACACAGAATTAGTACAAAGTAACACAGATGGAATATTAATTAAATACAAAGAAAAAGATTTAGATACAATAAATGAAATTTGTAAAGAATGGGAACTAAATTATGGATTAACATTAGATTATGAGTATGTAGAAAAGATAGTACAAAGAGACGTAAATAACTATATATTGAAGACAAAAGATGGAAAAATTAAAGGAAAAGGGTTATTTGCCAATTTCGATGGTGGAAATTTTGAAAAAAATAATTTAACTGTAATAGATATGGCACTAAAAGACTATTACATTAATGGTATAGATATAAAAGATACAATCACAAATATGATAACAAATAGAAATTTAATGCCTTTACAACAAGTAGCAAAAATGGGTGGAACATTTGATTTTATGGAACACAATGGACAAGAAGTACAAAAAGTAAATAGAATTTTCGCAACTTGGGATAACAGGTATGGAGCAATAAACAAAGTAAAAAATAATAATGGAGTTAAGAAATATAATAAAATTCCAAATTCAAGTGATAAATGTGTGATAAATAATGAAACGTTAGACAAGCTGGATACGAACTTATTGGATTTAGACTACTATGTCAAGTTAGTTGAGAAAAATAAGTTTATAGATGAGAATTATAGACTTTTTTAAGGAGGTCTTATGGAAACAAAATATATAGAATTACAAGCTGGTACAAAAATACCTGCCCACAACTTAGACACTTATACAAAAGATATAGACAAAATAGACGATGGAGCATTGCTTATCCCTGAAAATATAGTTGTTGTAGATTTTGACCATACAAGAGAGGATTTATTGAGAGATGTATTAGATAAATACACTACAAGAGCCATAAAAACTGAAAGAGGGGGACATTTATATTATAGTGTACCTCAAAATATGAGGCTTTATAACAAGACTAATGTTAGAACTTATAATGGTTTAGTTGTAGATTATAAAACAGGGTTTGGTGGAAAAAAGGCAATGGCTGTTGTAAAGCAAAATGGAGTTATGAGAGAAATCATAAATGCTATTGAACTTGACGATTTACCCGAATTACCTGTTGATTTATACCCAATATATGGTAAAAACACTAGCTTAGAAGACTTAGATGATGGCGATGGTAGAAATAGTGAAATATTTAGTCATATTAAAATCTTAAAAGATAAAAAAGTTGATGATACTGATATAGGTAGACTTGTAAATTTTATAAATACCAAGGTATTTAAGACCCCATTACCGCTTGACGAGTTAAAAGCAACTATTGGAAGTGCTATGACAGGTGGTGGAGACAGTGAAGAAATTGATATATTCACTATTGATAAAAAAGGTAATCAGAAGCTAGATGAGAAAAAAGTTGCTATGTGGAGTATAAAAGAATTGGATCTACATCATTACAGTAATCATATCCATTACATTAATGAAGAACACACTAGATTTCATAAATCTGATATGGGTAATGATACTTTAATCGCAGAAATACAAAAAAGATTAATGAAAAAGGGTGTAAATATAACAATTAAGAAAAATCAAGCAACAGAGATAATAAATCAAATAAAATATGCGATGATAATGAGTGGAAAAATGGTTTTAACAGAAGAAGTTGATGAAAAAGTATACCCTGTAAATTTTAAAAATGGTTGGATTTTATGTAATAATAGACAAATGTTAAAGTCTAGTGCCATATTTACACCTTTTAATATGAATGTGGATTATGACCCTGACGCAAATGATGAGAATGTAATTAATTTTATTGATTGGTTTTGTCAAAAAGATAAAGATTTAATAGGATTATTTGAGGAAATTTTAGGACATATATTGATGACAAATGAATTTCCACATCACGTATTTTTCTTTATAGGAAATACTGGAAGTAATGGTAAATCTACAATGTTAAATATGGTTGAAAATTGGGCTACTAATTTATACAGTACAGTAGCATTAGAAGAATTTGAAAAGCCTGAAAATGTGGCTCTATTAATAGATAAACTTGTGAATTGTGGAGACGACATAGAAGCAGGTATGATTGAAAAAAGTAGAGCGATGAAGACAATAACTGCTGGAAACAGAATTTTATGTAAACCTTTATATGTCAATCCTTTCAACTTTAAACCTGCTACGACATTATTATTTACTTGTAATGAAATTCCATTTTTCAAGGACAAAAGTGGTGGAGTTGCACGTAGAGTAGTATGTTTTCCTTGTGAGGCAAAAGTAGAAAAAATTGATATGAGTATAGATAAGAAATTAAGTAGTGAGAGTGCAAAATCTACATTATTAAATTTAGCTTTGAAAGGATTAGCAAGAATTATAGCAAACAATGGAGAACTTACAAAAGTTGACGCTGTTGTAGACGCAACCGAAAGATATTTAATGGAAAGCGATAATATAGCGATGTTCTTTGATGAGACTGATGTAAATGCTCTTGCTGATGATTTAGAGAGAAATACATTTACAAAATTATATGTTACTTATTGTGATTATTGCAAATGTAGTGGTTATGGTGCTGTTAGCAAAAAGAGATTTTCAAATAGATTATCTGAGTTTGGATTTGAAACGTATAAGAGCAATGGACTTGTAAAATTTAGAGTTAATACAAAAAAGTGATAGATTTCACAAGACAGGGATACATTCAGTGATAGATTTAGTGATACATTTCTATCAAAAAAGTATTGGTATTAAAAGGAAAGTGATACAAGGGATAGATTATTCTCTATCTTATAAATAAATAAATAAATATATTATTATAT